GATGCTAGGAACGTGGAAAGATCAACAAGTTCCAAATGTATATTCTCATTATGCAGACTTTGTTATGGAAACATTACTAATGAAAGTAATGCCTATAATGAAACAACAAACTAATTTAGATTTAATACCTACCTATTCGTACGCGCGTGTGTATGAGAAAGGATCTATCTTAAAAAGACATAAAGATAGACCATCTTGTGAAATATCTACAACATTAAATCTAGGTGGAGATGCATGGCCAATATTTATAGATCCAACAGGAAGTAATAATGTAATTGATGAATATAAAAATATAATGAAACCTAATGCTCCAAAAGGTATTAAAGTAGATTTAGAACCAGGTGATATGTTAGTTTATTCTGGTTGTGAATTAGAACACTGGAGAGAAGAATTTAATGGTAATATTTGTGCTCAAGTATTTTTACATTACAATCATGTAAATGGTCAATTTAAAGACAATAATTTATATGATAAAAGACCATTGCTAGGACTACCACCATTTACTAAACAATAGTATAATAGGCATAATATGCCTTTAGCAAAAATACCACTTAAACCAGGCTTCAATAAGCAAGCAACTGCTTCTCAAGCTATGGGTGAATGGATTGATGGAAATAACGTCAGATTTAGATATGGTTCACCTGAAAAGATTGGTGGCTGGGAACAAATTACATCTAATCTATTAGTAGGTGCTGTAAGAGCACAATGGTCGTGGACCGATTTAACTGGCAGACGATACGCGGCTCTCGGAACTAATAAATGTTTATATGTTTATGATGCCGATGCTATATATGATATTACACCATTAGATACAACAAGACAAAAAACTTCTTGCACATTTACATCAACAACTGGATCTACAACAGTTACAGTTAATAAAGCAGCGCATGGATTTACAGTTGGAGAATTAATTAAATTTACAGCAGTGACACTACCAGGTGGTGGTGCAACTAGTTTTGTAGCAGCTGATTTTACAACTAATACATTTGAAATTAAAACTGTAGCTACTAATAACAATTCATTTACAATAACGATGGCAGTTACAGAAAGTGGAACTGGTATGTCTTCTCAAGGTTCTTCTACAGTAACTCCTTATTATTTTATAGGTCCTGTAGTATCTACATTAGGATATGGATGGGGTGCTGGAACATGGGGGTTTGAATTGTGGGGAACACCAAGAACAGTTTCTACTACTGATATTTCTTCTGGAGATTGGTCATTAGATAATTATGGAGAAAACTTAATAGCTACAATTAAAGATGGAAGCACTTTTAAATGGTTACCAAATGCAGGAACGGGTGTTAATACTAGAGCAGTATTAGTACCTAATAACCCAACAGCTACAATTCAAACTATAATGTCTGATAGAGATAGACATTTAATTCATTTAGGAACTGAAACAACTATAGGTGATCCTACTACTCAAGATCCAATGTTTATAAGATTTTCTGATCAAGAAAATATAGAAGAATATGAACCAACTTCTACAAATACAGCAGGTACATTTAGATTAGATGATGGAACAACAATCATAGGTGCTGCTAGAGCAAAAGATTATATATTAGTTATTACAGATACAGCGGCTTATACAATACAATTTGTAGGTCCTCCATTTACGTTTAGTATTAGAAAAGTAGGATCTAATTGTGGATTACTTGGTAAACATGCTTTAGCATTTGTTAATGGTTCAGTTTGGTGGATTGGAGATTCTGGAGGATTCTTTAAATTTGATGGAACAGTTAGTGATGTACCTTGTTTAGTAGAAGACTTTGTATTTAAAACTGTAGGTACAGATAATTTAGGAATTAATTTTGCACAGGGCTCACAAGTATATTGTGGTTTAAATACTTTATATACAGAGATAAATTGGTTTTATTGTAAAGCAGGTTCTACAGAAATAGATAGAGTAGCTACTTTAAATTATGAAGATAGTACATGGACAACAGGTGATTTAGCTAGAACAACATGGGAAGATTCTAAAGTATTTAAATTTCCATATGCAACTAAATATGATTCAACAGCAACTCCTACAAATCCAGTTATTAATGGTGTAAGTAATGGTGCTTCATATTACTTTATACAAGAAAAAGGTAAGAACGAAATATTAAGACCAACCTCAACAACTATAAGTACAAATGCTATATCTGCATATATTAGATCTGGGGACTTTGAATTAGATGTAGATGGTAATGGAGAATATTTCTTAAAGATAAGAAGATTTATACCAGACTTTAAAAATTTAGAAGGTAATGCAAAAGTAACAATTTACTTAAGAGCCTATCCTGCAGATACAACAACAGTTAAAGGACAGACTTCTATTGGACCATTTACTATAAACACATCTACTGATAAAGTAGATACACGTGCACGAGCACGACTAGCTAGTCTTAGAATAGAAAATGATGCTATAGATGATACTTGGCGTTATGGAATATTTAGAGTAGATATACAACCAGATGGAAGAGGTGGTAGTTTCCCACAAACATAATTATGGCAAAGATTAATTTATACATACCAGAACCTAGAGAACCTTATACAGTTGATAATTTTAGACAAATTAATCAAGTATTAGAAACATTACAAAACCAATTAAATACAAGTTATCAAGAAGATCTTAAACAAGTAGTAGATAGAAGTATTTGGTTTAATATGCGATCAGGGAACGGTTGCTAATGAGTTGTGATAATGTAAATGTTACTACACAACCTGTAAGTCTTGGTGGAGTTAATTTAGATGCGTTTGGAAGATTAAGAATATCTAATCCACTTACATTATTTGATTCTCAAGCAAGATATATAATAGATGATCAATTTAGTTCTTCAACAACAGGAGCAGGTTCTAGTGTTTCATTTGTAACAAATGAATCTTCAACAAATTTAAATGTAGGAACTGTATCAGGTGGTAAGACTGTAAGACAAACATTTAGACGTATGCCTTATCAACCTGGTAAGAGTATGCTTATTCTTGCAACATTTTGTATGAATGCTGCAAAAACAAATTTAAGACAAAGAGTTGGTTATTTTGATGATAACAATGGAATATTTTTAGAACAAAATGGAACTTCAGTACCAGCATTTACAATAAGAACAAATACTTCAGGTACACCATCAGATACAAATACAGTACTACAATCTTCATGGAATGGAGATAAATTAGATGGTACAGGACCAAGTGGAATTACATTAAATTTAGCTAGAGTTCAAATTATGTGGGCTGACATTGAATGGTTAGGTGTTGGTAACGTTCGTGTTGGATTTGTTATTAATGGACAGTTTATTGTTTGTCATACTTTTCAGTGTGCCAATTTTTCAGCTGGTAATACTAAAGTTTATATGGAAACAGCAATTCTTCCAGTTAGATATGAAATTGAAAATACAGGAACAACTGCAGATTCTTCAGCTTTAAAACAAATTTGTGCTTCTGTTATTTCAGAAGGTGGATATGAACAATATGTGCAAGAATCTGTAATTAGAAGAACAACACAAATAGCTTCTATTGGAACTACTTTTAAACCTATTGCTTCTATGAGATTAAAATCAACAAGAGCAGGGGCTGTTGTTTTATTAAATAGAGTTCTTGTTCTTCCAACAACTAATGCTTATTATGAAGTAGTATTAATTAAAAATCCAACAGCTTTAACAGGAGCTTCTTGGAATACATCTACATTTGAAAACGTAGAATTTGATGTATCTGCAACGGCAGTAACTTATGCTAGTGAAGTTGATTTAATACAATTAGATTATGTGACTTCCTCTGCTCAAGGTAGACAAGTATTAACTGCTGCAACAGGATATAACTTTGGTTATCAATTAGGAACTTCTTTAGCTGGAGTAAGTGATATATTTACTGTAGCAATAAGAGTTGCATTATCTCCACCTACAGGAGATGTGTTTGGTTCAATTTCATTTTTTGATTTAACGGTATAACATGGCAAATATTTATAAAAACGCATTCTATGATCCAACTACAACAGCGGTTGTTACAGTATATACATGTCCATCAAATGCAAATGCAATCATTCAAAATATTCAAATAACTAATGAATCTGGAAGTAAGATATTAAAAGTATCTATTAATGATGATTCAGTATCTACAGTTTATCAAATAGCTTATGCTTCTATAACTGGTCCTACTATTTGTAATCTAGCAAAGGGGCCTATTGTATTAGAAGAAACTGATACCATAAGACTTGAAAGTTCTTCTGTATCTGGTATAAGTGCAACATTAGCAATATTAGAAATAAATAGAGACGATCAAAACGGACAGAATTAATATGTTTTATTTTTGGCATACAGCA